CTGGCAGTTTTACCACTAGGATCTTTTTTCTCCTGAGTATCACCACCTCCACCACCACTAAATGCAGGCGGTGGGGCTGGAGCAGATTTCTTTTTAGATAAAGAATCTATTGCTGCACTGAATCTATCTAAAATTACATTAAACCTATCCAATATTGGGCCAGACAATCCTTCAGAACCAGAACCAGGAGCTGCTTGAACTTCTCCTCCTCCAAAACCACCACTTAGTGCATTGACAGCTAGAGCACCTCCTCCAGCAATTGCGGCTCCTGTTCCAGCCATCTTCAACATATTCATCATTCCTTTAGGAGCACTTCTTCTGAGTGGGCCTCCAGGAACTTTGATGTCTAAATTAAGTCCTCCGCCTCCAGTGCTTGCTGTAGGTAGATTTGATAATTGTTTTACTATTTTTATAATGGTCTGTCTTATAATTTTCGCAACCTCAAAGGTCTCGGTGAAAATTCTTTGTATGACTTGTAAATTATCTCCTAAAGTTTTTACATTTTTTCTATTGCCAAGAAACTGAATGAATCCAATGGCTTGTTGATATAATTTTAAGAAATTAGCGAGAATTCCACTCGGTTTTGCATCATCAACTTGTTTTACTCTATCTTGATAATCTTGACCAAAAGTCTTTAAGGATTGGTTAACAACATTATTTACATTTTCGGTGATGGATTGTACTTTATTTTCTACATTATTAATAATGTTTGAAGAAAGAGTTTTGATAACATCGGCCGGTTTCGGTCTTGCGTTATCAATTTGTTTTACTCTATCTTGATAATCTTTACTAAAAGACCTTAATGTCTGGTTGACTATATTACTTACATTTTGATTTATGGATTGTACTTTAGTTTCTACATTATTGAGAATACTTGAAGAAAGAGTTTGAATAATCGATCCCAAATCAGATGGTCGCGGAGCTACAGCTGCAGATCCTCTCTGGAATCCTACAATTTTATTAGCCGCAGAAGAAACAATAGACGAGCCTAAAGAAGATCCGCCAGAAATAAAATTCATAGCTGCAGGCATAGTTGCCTGTCTTTCTTTAACTATGGTTTGCGGATTGATCGGTGATCTAATTGCCACGATTTGCTGCCTGTTTTGCCTTTAGGTTTTCTTCTTCGATATGTTGTTTCAATAGGGCTAAGTAGATATCTCTCTCCCAAGGCATCATATTTTCGATCTCAGTCAAAGAATATTTATGGAACTGCATCAAAGCAAAATTAATTCTAAAATATGACTCAAGATCAATATGAGCCATAATTAACCGAAAAAACTTGTTAACCCTTCTAACGTAACTTCATTCTCTACTTTTGTTTTTGGATTCGTTACTTTGAATGTATGAGCGAGTTTAGGCATTGTTTCAAAGAACTGTTCAATTTTCTTGAATTGACTTGAATTCATAGTTTCAATAAAATCAATTAACTCCTTCTTGGTACAATCACTTGCAGCCCAAGATTCTTCTTCCGTGTATACTGCTTCGATGCAACCCGAAATAATGTCAAATGACTTTTCAATTGTAGATTGAGATTCCTGCGTAGTGAAATCAAAGTTGTTCTTAATAAATTGATCCAATGAAGGATACTTCATTTTAATTACAATTTTGTCATCAATTTTAATTTCTGACGTATGGTTAAGATCTTTAATTACATTTATTTCATCTACATAAATTTTTACTGGAACTTCAGTTACTCCATCGTCTGAACAGGTAATGATAAGTTCTATAGATTCTCCTACAGATTTTCCTCTTACATTCAGGAAAATGTATTCGATATCAAATGAGGGGAGATCTTCTACTTTAATTCCCTTAGTTATGATACAATCTTTCAGTACTGATTTAATAGCAAGAGTGATTTGTTTTGGATCTTGAGTTTCGAGAGCAAGAATCAAAATCTTTTCTTCTTTAACAAGAAATGGCCTATACTTTATAGATTTTCCAGTTGAAGGCAACTCAAGTTCATATGTTGGTGTAGCAATTGTTGGTAATGGCATTGAAAATTATGTAATCAGTTGAAATTATTTAGTGGTCATTGGGCAGTGATTTGTGGACTGATTGATAATGGAGTGTCGGATCTAGCATTTCTTAGGATAACATAACGATCATAAGCAAAAGTCACGGTAGTCTTTGTCACAGTACTTCCTTCATATGTGACTGGCAGTGCAGTCAAATTAGTTGGGTACGCATTTATCATTCTATAAGTTAACATCGTTGGATTACTCACATCATCTCTGCCACGAACAAAATTTCTTTCAAATTTTGTAATTGCAATTGGTCTCTTGTATGTGTTTGGATATCTAAATCTAAAAAATTCGTTGTTATCGAATCTACCCGGTCCACCTCTTGGATTTCCTACCAGTCGTCTTCCTGTGTTATCATAGAGTGGATTAATAAAATTTATCCATTCTTCAAATAAACGAATGATACCATACTCCGAATCAACATAAAATGTCATCGTAATTGGTTCAAAATTTCTTTTTGTAGGGAAAGTTTCAGTGAGTCCTTGTCTTGTTCCAAATTCTTCTGAAGTAGTAAAGGTTGTTCCAGGTAGTACGGTTTCATTACACATAAATTCATAACGAAGGGAGTTCAAATTCCTACCAAGAACGCCACAACTAACTAACCAAGAGTTTACATCGGTGTCCGAATTTGCTCCAGATGGGGTATCCCCAAAGAACAGAGAGACTTTAAATTGGCTGGTTACAGATAATTCACCAAAAAGTTGTAATGCGCCAGGAAGAGAACCTCTTCCATCATTACTATTTCTTGGTGTGGTCATCCGCGTATAGAGCGGATCAACTCTATATTTGTTGCCGGGATAATCGGGTCTAAATGGCTCTGCCATCTATAAATATTTTGATAGAATCTATACTATGTATAATGGCTTACAAAGGAAAATATAAACCAGAAAACCCCAAAAAGTATAAGGGAGATCCTACGAATGTAGTTTATCGTTCTTTGTGGGAAAGAAAATTTATGAGATATTGTGATTTGAATGAAAATGTGAATCAATGGCAATCAGAAGAATTTTGGATTCCTTATAAATCACCTCTAGATGGCAAAGTTCATAGATATTTTCCTGATTTTTTTGTAAAATATAAAGATAAAAACGGAACAACCAGAACTGTAGTTATAGAAATAAAACCAAAAAAAGAAGTAGAAATGCCAGAACAAAATCCAAAAAGAAAAACAAAATCTTGGGCATATCAAGTGCAAAATTGGGTAAAAAATCAAGCAAAGTGGAAAGCAGCAAAAGAATATTGTGATGATCGTAATTATGAATTTAGAATTATGACTGAGGTAGATTTGGGAATATGAGAGACGCTCCATACGAAAAGGGAAAGGGTATTGGAGATGTCATCATCAAAGAAGCGGGAAAATCAAACCGCAGTGGAGATTGGTATACTGGAAAACTTCAACAAGCTTTAAGTCAAGTTCAAAAAAATGACATAAATTTACAAGATACTGGTGGTATTGAAGTCGGTAGAATGTATTTCTTTAATTATAGTGCAAGTAGTAAAGGACTTATGTTCTATGATAGACAACCTCTTGTATACATTGGAGAGGTAAACTATACTAAAGGATACTTTATTGGAATTAATCTGCACTATGTAAATAAACAAACTAGAGAGGGACTTGCAAAAAGTCTGATAAATAAGTCAGATACCGTAGGTGTACCTCGTAATACTATTCATCGTTACCTTTTTTCTGGAGCAGGAGGTTTTTTAAGAGTTCCAGAAAAAGATTGGCCCTCCGTCGCATTATTACCAACTGAAAAATTCATTGATATGAGAGGCAAATCTTTCCCCAAACATCAAGCCTGGAGTAAATCTTAAGTGGCATATCAAGTAATACAAACAAAAGCGGTTACTCAGAATGGTATTGTATATCAGTCAGAGTATGACTTGTCGAACGGAAAGACGCGAATAATTCAAACTAATGCACCCACAGGAACTCAACCAATCTACCAAGATGGAGCATTTACTGCAGAAGCTAATAGAATAGGATTGACTGACACAACTCAAAGACAAAATATACACAATTCAATTGCGGTGAATACCAGAACTGCTCATAATACTGCTGGAGGAACCGCAAAAGGATATACTTTGCCTGAATTTGCTAAACCAGCTAATACTGGAAATGCACCTGGAGTTCCCGCAACCACTCCATCATCTGCATTTACTTCACCCGATCCATCTACATCATCTACATCATCTACATCATCTGGATCATCTGGTACACAATTTAATATTGCTAATATTACGGGCAATATTGACGCAATCAAGAGTGCGCTTGGTGGAATTAACTTTAATACTATTAAAGATCTTTCAGTAAATAGTGCTAATTTTGGAGTTGCTAATGAAGACTTTATTTTTGGTAGATCTGGTAAATCAATAACGTACCCATCAGATATGAATATATTAAGACAAGATCATATTACAATTCAGCAATTTAGATATGTTCCACCAAATGCAGAGAGTATATTTTCTGGCGCAACCAACATATGGACCAACGGATTAGGCCGAGGAGCTGATAGAAGAGAAAAAGCTTTGGGTATTGTGTATCTTCCTATGCCCAATCAAGTAGTAGATTCGAATAGTTGTGCTTGGGACGGCAACGCTATGAATAGTCTGTCTGCTGGTGCAATGGCCGAAGTTGGATCAAACTTAAGTGCATACGCCGGAGCAGCTTTTGGAGGCCAAACTCTACAGTCAGCAACTGGAGTGGGAAGTCCACAGGCGGCGGTGTTGATTGGACTATTATTCAAGTTAGCTACATCTGGAGCTCTTGCAAACAATCCCAGCCTTCAAGGACTACTTACCGCAGATATAAGTTCTAAAATATTGGCTATGGCAGGACAGGGAGTTGATCCGGAAACTATTTTGGCTAGAGCAGCAGGAATTGTGCCGAATAGTAACTTAGAATTTCTCTTCAAAGGGCCCGCATTAAGATCATTTAATAATTTTAGTTGGAGAATGACTGCACGGAGTGTGGAAGAAGCAAAGGCCATCAGAAATCTTATAAGATTCTTCAAACAAGGAATGGCTCCTAAAAAGTTTACAGGTAGATCCGGAGAACCTTCTTATATGTTAGGAACACCAAACGTGTTTAAACTTACATATAAAACTGTGGGAGAGCCGGAGCCTACGATTAATCAAGCAGTCAATCAATTTAAGACTTGTGCCTTGACGCAGTTTGCTACAAACTATACTCCAGATAGTTTTTGGGCTGCATATGATGAAGGACAACCTCTTTCAGTAAGTATTTCTATGGCATTTACCGAATTAGAACCCATATACGATACAGATTATCAAGAATCTAATGTTGCTAGCGTCAGAACAGATCTATCTTCAATTAGCAACGATGCGGTAGGTTATTAATATGGGATACTTCAGAGAACTTCCAAATATTCAAGTAATTAATAGAACTAAGAATGATGTTTCTATTGATGAAACAGTAATTATTAAAAATCTTTTTAAACGAGCAAAAATTCGTGAAGATGTTATTGATATCGTAACTGCTTTTGAATACTATCAGGTTACTGAAAATGAAACTCCAAGTCAAATTGCAGAAAAAATTTATGGAGATCCTGAGTTAGATTGGGTACTATTAACCACAAATAATATTATTAATATTCAAGATGAATGGCCCGTAAGTAGTAATTCATTCAATAATTACCTTTTTGATAAGTATGGTTCGGAGGAAAAGTTACTAGAAATACACCACTATGAAACTATGGAACTCA